CTAGTGGAGAGAGCTCGCGACGACCTACTCTCCCGCTGAGTCTCGCTCCTGGTTACCTCATGGTTACCATGAACCTCTTCGGAAGCTCTTTAGGAGATAACCTGAGGCTTAGGCCTTCCCGACGGCGAAGGTAGCAGCCGTCCTAGAACCGCTTAAGGTTCGCCTTATTACGGCGATGGATGCCGTCCGAAGTCATGTCGCTCGACCCCTTCAGGGAGCCTTGTGGCGTTATCTTCGTTCTTCCCCGGTCTTTCGACTTATCGGGGAATCCATCACCGAATCCATCATCCATGATCTCGTGGTCTCCCATAAGAAAATGTTTGGTGGTGAAGACGATTTCGTGTCCGGGGATTACTCCGCCGCTACTGACGGACTTGATATCCGTGTCACGAAGGTCTTCCTCGAGGAGGTCCTTGACCGCCTCCATCCTTCCGACGTTCCCCACCGGGACTTCATTGCTTCTGTTCTTCTTGAACAGGTTTTGGTTTACCCGGGTTGGACGAAGGTCCAGCCTGTTCTCTAGTAGAATGGGCAGTTGATGGGCTCCGTGCTCTCCTTTCCTTTCCTCTGTCTCGCGAATTTCTTCGCCTATATCATGGCCCTCCCTGACCGTGATCGGATTCTCCGATCCCGATCGTCGATGGACCGTCTTCCCGTCCTCCTGAACGGGGATGATATTCTGTTCCGTGCCCACCAGGAGTTGTACTCTCGGTGGGAGGTTGAGACTTTGGCGGTGGGTTTCACGAAGTCCGTGGGAAAGAACTTCCGTCATCCGAGGTTCTTCACCGTTAACTCGGTCCCTATTGAGTATCGTCGTGCCCCGACCCCCTCCCGTTTTTGGCGAGGTTGGTCCTGGGCGGATATGGAGGAGAGTAACATCCCCTACTTCATATCCTAAGTCCCCTCTATCGCCATAGGAGGGTATCTTAACGTCGGCTTACTCACTGGCCAAGCCAAGCTGACGGGTCGTGAGTCTCTCGGCGCCCTCCCTCTTTCGGGTTGGCACGCCGGCTCCGTCCTCTCGGCCCTTTCTCCTTCCTAGGCGCATAAGTGGTTTCTCCATTACCACCGAAGAGAGATTCGTCGACAGACTTCCTTTGGAAAAGTCGTACTCAATCTCTTTGCCCACCCATTATTGGGAGGTCTTGGCTTCTAAATTCCCCCGGGTATCGAACCTCGGTTCTCCCCGGCTTAGCGTAGAATTGCAACTGCGCTTTGGCTCTCTGCCCTTCATACCTATGAGGGGTAGGAGTCTGGGTTTTCGCTCGACTCTCTCGTCTTTCTCGAGACTGAGTCCATCGGCACACAGCTCCTGGGACATCGACCCCGTCGTGTCGAAGTCGAACTCTATCCTCTCGGTACTCCGCTACCCGAGGGGTATGAGCCCTTCCTAGACTCCTCTGGCATCTCCCCCCTCGCCATGGCTTCAGCCATGGTTATTGGGTAGGACGACCCTGAGGACGATGAGGGGGGGAGGTTTACCTCCCACGCGTCTTGTCGGTTAAGTTCAAAACGTCTACGGCATCTTACACGTAGGTATGGCTAAGTCCTAGACTTGCATCCCCTGGACAAGATGTCCGAATTCCCGTACTTCCCAGTACGAGTCTCGCGACACACCTTCGACCAGGTCGCATCTAGTGACCCCATTCCCTCCGTAGGCTCTCGCAGACGTGAACTTCTCCCTGTTTACGCGCCCCTCATCCCTTTTTAGGATGTCTCTGTGCCCACCTTTGATGTTCAGGTCATCATCAAGACCTCTGAACCGGAGGATTGGGAGCTGGAGGACATTCACCTTGTCCTTCCCTCCCATCTCTCTCCGCCCCGTGTTGTGGTACCACCTCTCCCAAAACCTCCCTCGGCCGGCCGCCTTCGTCAGATGGCTGCCGCTGAGTTCTGGCGGGATTTTGGTGCCCCAACTCCGGTCGTTGACCGGCCCTTTGGATTCCGTTGGAGTCGGAAGGGAAGCTCTAAATATTAGAGATGAGGGGATCATCGTGAGACCGTGAAGTCTATAAACTCCGGGGGTTCGTTTAGGTGGGAGCTTCTGCTCCCATTGACCAAAACGGTGGTCTACGGATCTTAATACTTCCGTGCTAACCAAAATGCCGAGAGACTGCACGGCTCACCCTCTTTCAGGGCTAAACGGATGTACAGTCCCCGCTTGTCTCGGGCCTCCCCCACAAGACAACTGCATCATGAAGAACGCCACTATGCGTCCTCAGAATGCCAAGAAAGGAAAGAATCCTTTCGACAATCCCCGACTTCTTCGGAAGGGGAAAACGCCTCCGACTTTTGGAGCATCCCGGACTCGATAGCCCGGACCTCGATCAGTCGCCGCCGCGTCCGCCTACGCGAAGGGACAGAGAACCTCCGAGCCTCGTGTTCGGGGAGATTTTCGGTCCACCAACATCAAACACCGCGAGCTCATCGCCAGTGTTGTGGGAACCTCTGGGTTCACCGTTGCCAATACCTTTGCCCTTAACCCGGGCTTATCGACAACGTTCCCTTGGCTCTCCACCCAGGCCGTGGGGTGGGAACAGTACAAGTTCAACAAACTTAAGTTCTGTTACTACACCCGCACCGGGACATCAACCCCCGGTTCGATCCTCATGGTCCCCGATTATGATGCTGCTGATGCTGCTCCTACCACTGAGCAGATTGCTAGCGCGTATCGGGATGTGGTGGAGGAGGTCCCATGGATCGAGGAATTTTCCTGTACCCTCGATCCTCGAGCCATGCTCGAACCTGGGAATCGGAAATACATCCGAACGGCCTCCCTTGCCGCTAACCTCGACGTGAAGACGTACGACGCCGGTTAGCTTTTCCTCTGTACGACGGATGGTACGGCGGTGAATTGGGGAAAACTTTGGGTCGAATATGATGTCGACCTCTATGTCCCTCAACTCCCGCCGGGTGGGGCCTCGCTGTCACTATCGCAGCACCTCACCTCGAGTTCTTCGACGACGGCCAGTATCCTCGCGGGTACTGTCACGACGTTGGCGACCTCGTCACCATTGGTGTCTGTTGCCCTTGATGTGGTTACGTTCCTCGTACCAGGGAGTTACATTGTGACTCTCTCGTAGTTTGCGAACACTTCCGTCACTTAGGGCAGCGCACCCGCTGTCGCTGGGACAGGATCGTCCTTCATATCGACTTTCTTCACTCCCAATGGTTACCAGACTTCTGGATCGACCTCGACAAACTGCGTCTCAGTATGCGCGGTGAAGATGGCTGTTGGAGGCACTTTGACGTACACGAACACTGTTTCGGGTACCGGCCCTGTGGCCGAACTCATTGTTGTCTCTCTCCCACCTCAACAGACGTGAGCTAATTTTAATTCGCTCCGCACCGAATGGGGCAGGAGGCATGGTGGAGTTATGTCCCGGTTATCCGGGCGGCTCCTCTGTGTCAACTGTCTTGGGATTCACAACCCACGGACCAAGTTGCGGTTCCAAAGCATGCACCGTAAGCAATGGAGTTAGACTCTCTTTGATTGGCTTCCGACCTCGGTCAGATCCCAACCCGTAAGAGCGTATTCGCGTGAATAAGCGAGTCTAACACTAGTCACCCCCGAACTATGATCGGGGGGGTCTCAACCCCTTGGTTGAGCCAGGAGTGGGCCATCATACCCACCTCGTACCTCATAGTGGTGAACACGTAAGAGACACTAG